CAATTTGTAAACCATCTTTGACAAGGAAATGCAAATCGAATTTAAGATTATATCCTATGAATGTTTCTCGTGAAGAAAGTACTGTAAGCAAATCGTTATAACAATCTACTGGAAGATTTCTTCCCTGTTGATGTCTAATAGGAAAATAATAAGCTGTATCTGACTCTACTGTAGCAATTCCAACCCCACAAATTTGATTGTACCCAAATGAATCTAAACCATTCGTTTCGACATCAACAATCCAAGATTTAGACTTTGCTAATTGCGATACGACCTGTCTATATAAATCTTCATTGTCTACCAGCATCCTTAATCCTTTTTACCTGTAACTCAACTTCTGCTGTTCTTAACATCCCTGTAATCTCAGGATGGGCATACCACTCAAGTGCTACTATTCTCTTTACATTGCTATTGCAAATCATTTTTGTACAGGAAATGCAGGGGCAAACTGTTAAATAAGCTGTTAAAATATCTTGGGATGTAAGATGTAAGAAGGCATTCACTTCTGCGTGTACTGCCAAACAATCATCTAGGGCCTCCCCTGAAGGAGCCATAGCCCCCCTACAAGGTAACTCATCTATGCAGTGGTCAAATTTCGAAGGGACACCATTGTACCCAACACTAACTATATGATTTGTTGAATCGACCAGAACACATCCTACCTTCCTCCTAGCACAAGTAGCTCTGGAAGAAGCTAAGTGTGCTATCTGGAGGAAGTAGGTATCCCAATCGGGTCTAGAAGAGGTTGTCGTCATCAGAATCCGAAGACTCCTTCACCGACACTTTACCTGCAGTAGAATCTTTAGCCTGTCCACCATACCGTGTCTTGTAATACTCCTTAATTGGAGGCAAGTCTTCTTTCCCATCTTTCTGGTCTTCTGGAATAACAGAGTCTCGCGCAGTTGCTGCAATCGTATAAGAAGTATCATACATACCTGTACCAGTACGCTTCACCCGTACCACACCCTTATTTAAAGCGCCCCAATCACTGTACACATCAACCAACTGGTTCCAAATATAATCACTCCTTCCGAAGGAAAGCCCTATCACACGAAAATCATTAACGTCTTCTCTATATAACTTTCTACCATTAGGGCCAGCCACTTCTATCCAATCGTCGGCCCGTTTCTCTGGATGAATAATTTCATGGACAAAACCCCAGAAAGCAAACTTATGGCTTGGCTTATAGTTATCCGGTACATCACTGGTATCAACATCCTTATCTGACAACAAGGTGACCCAACGCTGACCAGACTTATACGTATAGAGATAAATCTCATCTAAAAGATTGTCTCCATCCTCTCCGGTAGCTACAGGGGTCACAAATGCTTGATCCCCATCCTTAAACCATACCTCCCTCATTGGAGGCAAGTTGGACTGTTGTGGATTACGCGATTCGCTACGCTTTGCTTGTATTCTTCCTATCCCACTCATTTATATTCTCCTTACCACAAATTTCTGTTTCTTATTACTTCCGTTAATTCTTCCTTGTCTCTTATATCTTGGACATCTTTATACCTCTCTGGGATTGTTATACTACTCACTATACATCTCTCACTAAGACGAGTCAAGGCTTTATCTGTAGCTATTCGCCCCGCCTCATCTCTATCTAAACATAATACCAATTCTTTTGTGGGCAATGATAACAATAATTCTTCTTGCTTTTTAGATAAGGAAGCCCCAAAAATAGCTACTGACGGGAAACCGTTTTGATCCAACCACATTGTATCTAGCGTTCCTTCAGTAATACATATGAAATCAGATTTAGTAATATGATTTGCTCCAAATAAAAGTCTAGAACACTTTAATCCTTTAGAATAGAGATATTTAGGAGTTGCATATAATCGTCTACTAACCCATCCTCTCACTTTACCATCCTGAAGCACGGGAATAATTAAATTATTCTCCTCATCAGTAGCGCATTCCCAACGATGTAATGTCTTCTTTGTAAAACCCCTTTCAAAAATCCAGTCGGGAACCCATCCTATTTCAAAAGGAAATTCTAAATCGGGGAGTTCTGTTTCTTCAGCTACTTCTTTACTGTCAAAAATATTAATATTGAAATTACCATATTGTTGGAGAAGGTACTGATCGACACCTTCTTGGTCTAGCTGCAGATATTTCCCTAAGAAATATTCCAGACTCCCTTGACCGCAGCCCACATGACAAATCCATACTCCTTTATCAATATTGACGGATAGTGAGGGCTGTGTATCGGAATGAAAGGGGCAGGAGATATTGAATTGGGGACTTTCTGTAGGTATATTTAAACCGGACTCCAATAAAACACTTGTCCAATCAATCATTTATCTTCTTTATTCTTCCTCAAGAACAAAACAATTTCATTTTTATACCCGGTAGCGTCATAAACAACACCCTTTTTAATATCTCCTACCGTTATGTTAACTGGAATACGTGAAGGCCCAATACTCTTTCCTATATGAACTACTATATCATTATCGGTCTTAAACAAATCTAACAATCCCATACCTAAGCCCCTTTCTAATAATCTGCATTCAATTCGTGAATCTCGCCTAAATCTGGATTCCAATGTAATAAGGCAGTGTCCGCAAACGCTTCGGCATCTCTATATTTCTGAAATTGGAATAGTCTTCTCATAGGATCATCTTCAATTAAACACATTGATAGTACTACATCGGAGGCTCTTAGAAGGGCATCTCCGAACGCCACCATTTCAGCTTGTGGGGGCTTATAAATATCTGACGCATCCCTATTAGCTTGGGTTGAAACCATCATACTAACATTATAAGCTGTGCATATATTCTTCAACCCATAAAACAAAGCATGACTTTCTTCCCATGAGGCTTTGCGCCCTGACCCACTATTTACTAAGTAAGCACCATCAAGCACTACAAAATCTGGTGTATGCTTACGTATTAAGGAAGTTATAGCATTTACATTAATATTGGGTTGACCTGAAATATGGTCACAAACTAACAAAGGTCTTCCAGCAAGTTCCAATAAAAACTTTTTATATTCATCTTCATCTAGAGCATCCCCACTCCTCAATGCACGGTGAGAAAACTCATACCCCATCATATTCGCAAAGACTACATCCGCTCTAAGATTTATCGCAGAGATGGGCATCTCCGGAGAAATTAGAAGTGTCTTAAATCCTTTAGACGCAGCTACTGCTGCAGCATGGACACAGAACCACGTTTTTCCTATTGATGGTCTTGCAAAAACAGAAATCAATTCCCCCGGCAACCATCCAACCCCAGTAGCATTAACAGTACTAAAAGAAGTTGGTATCCCTAGCAGCTTATCAGATGACAATCTTTTATCTCGTTTGTATTGCCATTCTTGTAATCTTGATAAAGCGTCAGATGCATATGAAATAACATCTTCATCATTACTAATCCCAATATCATCTAATTGAGAAGTGATATCAGTGTAAGCTTTCTTAGGATTTAGCTGAAGAGTTTCTTTATTGGTTTGAAAGACTCCTACTATCTTTCTATATAAAACTTGATTCTTAAAACTGTTTAATGCGTAATCGAATTGGAGTGTCTGTGCGGTAGTATCTAAAGTAGGAAAATTTTCACTTAACACCGAAACTGAAGGCGGTTCCCCATAATCATCGAAATGTTTTAAAACAAAATTATAAACTTCTCCATGTGTTGTGAAATCTCTATCTATATATCGAAACTGTTTGATGGTTTTCGCATCTTGTAAACCAAATATGATACCAGATTCAATAAAATCAAAACTTTCCATTTCTACCTCTCCGTTGAATATAGGACTCTATTATCACTTGAGTAGACGTAACATGTCAAGTCTTCTGATCCCTGTGCATCTGCCAATTGTTTTGATTTTTCAAAATCATCATGTACCCCATAGTCAAAAAGAGACGTATCTTTTGAAATGCCTATAACAAAAAATTTTTGGGGGTCAGAAGACTGTTTATTTTTACTGAAACCTCCTTTAGTTGCCCATTTACCCTTCATTAATCCCAATCTTATGTTGAATTGAGGTTCTTAATTTATAGGAAGATTCTTTAATTTCTTGGCTAATTTCTTCCATTGTAAAGCCTTCTAATCGCAAATTTAAGAATTGTTGTTCATCTTTAGTAAATTGATTAAAGTCAATACCATAATCCTCATCTTCCATAAAAACTTGTAAAGCTTTACTCATGGCTAAGGGAAGTTCACCAGATGCAATCTGGTTCTCATTTACTAGTGCTTCATCTAAACTGAGAGTAGATATAGTTCTTTGAGCCTTAGAGATCAATGTCCGCAAAGTATTTACCATTGCGGTATGAAGATAGGTATGAAAAATAACTCCTTTATCGGAATTAAACCCTCTCGCGGCTTTTACAATGGCTATGCGTAATTCTTGTTCTAAATCTTCTTTGTCTAAACCACGAACAAAAGTATTAGATAATAACTTTTGTATCTTAGGTTCCCATTGTAAAATTAAGTTGTCATTTATTTCAATAGACATTAGCTGTTAATCC